GAGAGAATTGAATGTAATGCAACGATGCGAAAAAGGGGTTTTATGACTGAGGGTTTGATAATTACCATAGGTTTTTATCATAACATTTTAACCTCTCTAAAAATCGTTGGTTGATTTGTATTACAAATCCGTTCGTCCTTTCTACTACTCACGCTGGGTTGTTACTTCGCACCAAACAATACTACAAATGATACAATTGATTTGGCATACCGAGCAACGTAAAGTTTGCGATCTTATTCCTTTAGAGTACAACCCAAGGAAACGTAACGAGGCTAAGCAAGAGAAACTTAGCGCAAGCCTTAATAAGTTCAATGTAGTTGAAACTCCTGTAATTAATCTCGATAACAAGATAATTGCAGGCGAACGCCGATGGGAAGCCTTGCACGAACTAGGCCGAGGTGATGAACTAATTGATGTACGTGTGCCTAACCGTATGCTTACCGAGGCAGAGGTTAAGGAGTACAATCTTATGGCCAACACACACGCTGGTGAGTGGGATCTCCCCAAACTCGAAGCGCACTTCACTGGTATGTATGAGGGGATAGTTGACCTACCTACATTAGATGCAGACCTCAAGCATTCAGACTTACTAGATAAGGCTAAGGAGGTACAGCAAGAACTAGTTGACGATGGCTTTGACGAACTTCCCGATGAGGAGCGTGAGCCTATTAGCCAGTTGGGAGATGTGTATGAGATCAATCAACACAGGCTTATGTGCGACGATTGCACCGATATCATAGCCGTTAAAAGGCTAATGGATGGTAAGTTAGCCCAAATGATATTCACCGATCCCCCCTACAATGTGAAGGTAAAGGATATAGTGGGATTGGGTAAGACCCAGCACGATGAGTTTAAGATGGCATCGGGCGAGATGAATAAAACCCGCTTTACCCGCTTCCTTGAGGATGTATTCCTTAACCTAATTAAGGTTAGTTCCGATGGCTCAATTCACTTTGTGTGTATGGACTGGAAACACCTAAACGAGATAACGAACGCCGGGAAGATCTACACTGAGCTAAAGAACATTATTGTTTGGGTTAAAAATAACGGTGGTATGGGCTCATTCTATCGCTCAAAGCACGAATTCATACTTGCCTTTAAGAACGGTAAGGGTAAGCATATCAACAATTTTATGCTTGGGCAAACTGGCCGTTACAGAACCAACGTATGGGAGTACGAAGGAATGAACTCCGTTGGCAATAAAGAAAGGGAAGCCCTTGAGGAACACCCAACGGTTAAGCCTGTGAAATTGGTTGGCGATGCTATTCTCGACTGCAGTGAGTTTAATGCTATAGTCCTGGACTCTTTTCTTGGATCAGGAACTACACTAATTGCATCAGAACAAACCGGACGCATCTGTTATGCCTTAGAACTCGACCCTAAATATGTCGATTTAAGCATCCGCAGATATTTACGCTTTATGGAGCAGTACAATAAGCCTGTCTCTATTAAGAAAAACGGAATTGAACTCACACCCGATCAAATTAGCCTATATAAATAATGTACACTCAATCATTCCTCGAAAAAGTGCGCTCTTTTGGCATTCTCGGCTATTCGGTCGATAAAATTATCGATCTGTGCGAGCCTGATAATGAGGAGCAGTTTAGATCCGATTTTACCGACCCTAAAAGCGAGGTTTACAAAGCTTATCGCAAAGGCAAAACCACAGGGGAGTACAATTTGGATAAGGTGCTGTTCGATGAATCGACAAAACAGAAGGATTTGAAGTCGAACGAGTTGCTTAAGGATAGGATGCAACGCAATAAGGTTGACGATTTAATTTTTAGCCATTTTGGACTATGATAGAGCATCTACAAAAACTACCTATCGATGTTGTAGAGCGATTCCTTGAGGTTCGTGACGCAAAGGTTATGGGTATTCCGCCCGCCCTTGCCGATTACATTCTGCAGGTGAATGAAGCTGCCAACTTACACCGTAGGTACCAGTCAATTACCGAGTGCGCTCGTAAACTCCAAAAGCACTACCCCGAACTATCCATTGCCACTTGCAAAAAGCGCATTTACGATGCAATAAACTACTTCAACTCCGATTGCACCGTTACTTCCGAGGCTTGGAACCTATACTTTGCCGACCAAATGATGAAACTAATGGAGGTAAACCTTGTGGCGCACGATCTTCGCGAGGCTCGCATTTGCATGGAGAAAGCCCGTGCATACCGCATCGAGGCTTCGGCAAATGTTATAAATCCCGACCGCATCAAGTTTAAACCTCAAATTGTATCTGCAGAGATGGAACTGGAGCGTATGGGGATTAAGAAAAAAGGCTTGCTCGATGCTTACCGCAAAGCCCTTAAGATTATAGATAGCCGCGATATTAGCCAAACCGATAAGGACAGGCTGAAACGTGAGGTTGAAACCGAACTTGGACTAAGCGACGTGGACTATGAAAGTGTATAAATACTCCGACGAGGTTTTTAAGAAAGCCTACCTAACGGTGGTGCAAATACTTGTAAAATTAGCCGACCCCACATTCCTGTGGGCTGAACTTGGACGTGGATCGGGAAAAACAACCCATATACTTGGGCCACGAATAGACCGGGTGCAAAACGATATGCCCGGAGCAGTACTGGTTCTGGCCGCTGCCACATACAAGAGCATTCTCGACAATATTCTCCCAGGGCTAATGGAGTATTTCTATGAGCACTACGAACGGGGCATATATTTCGAGATAGGTAAAGAACCTCCCAAGCATTTTGCTCCTTGCGTCACTTATATTGAGAACTGGAAGCACACAATTAGTTTCGTATCCGGGTGCGTTATTCAGTTTGTGAGTGCCGATCGGCCTGAGTCGATGCTCGGAAAAAACGCAGCTCATCTTTTTGCCGATGAGCTAATCAAGATTTCTGAGGATAGATTTACAGAGCGCATTATCCCCGCCCTTCGTGCCGATAGATCTAAATTCGGACACTCGCCCTACTTTATGGGCATAACCGGCATATCATCAACTCCAAACTTCGAAACCGATGAGGATTGGTGGATAAAGTATGAGAGCAATATGAAGCCTGAGCTAATTCAGTGCATTCAGGAAATGGCATACGAAATTGACCTGCGCGAGATCGACTTGGTAAAGGCAAAAACCGATTTCGATCCCGATGCCATTAAAAAACTCGAAGCCTTTATTGCCCGTTGGAGCGCAAGGGTAAATGAACTAAGGCGTGGCCAAACCTACTACGTTAGGGCTTCAAGTTTCTCCAATATCAAAATATTGGGTATTGATTATATCGAGAACCAAATAAAATCCATTAAGGACGAGGATAAGCTCAACACCTCAATTTTTTCCGTGCGCAAGCACAAGGTAAAGGATATGTTTTTTGGCAAATTTGGCAAGCAGCACCTTTTTGACGATGGCTATGAGTATAAGTATATCGATAGGCTTCCCGCAGATGCTCAAACCGAGGAAAATAGCCAAAACCTTAAGTATTGCGACCCACGCCAACCCCTTTATGCCGGGTACGACCCAGGGCCATTCAGCAGCATAGTTTTTGCCCAAAGAAATAGACGCACCCGTAAGTTCAGAGTTATAAAGGATATGTGGGTGATACACCCAGATCAGCATCAGGAACTTGCTGAAAAAATCGACACCTTTTTTAAGCCTCACCAGCGCAAGCAGCTGTTTTTGCACTACGACAGGGCAGCAAATCAGCGTGATCCAAAGTACAGAGATTTCTATCCGCTCACTGGTGACATGAGCGATACCGATGCCGTGCTGCTTAAAACAGCCCTCGCTAAGCTCGGTTGGAATGTTACCCTAATGAGCCTTAACGCTCCGGTTATATATTACTCGCAGCACTACCGCTTGCTAAACAAAATCTTTGGTAAAAACGATGGTACTTGGGACGATATATTAATTGATAAGTACGAATGCGAAGCCCTCGTTTCGTCAATTAACCACTCCCCTATTAAACGCACCACGGGTAAAATTGAACTCGATAAGAGCAGCGAGAAGGAATTGGATTACAAAGATCAACCCTTCTATTCTACCCAAATAGCCACTGCCTTTATGTACCTACTTTGGGGTGAGTTTAACAAAACCCTTCCTGAGAGTGATAGGATGGGGCACTCGGGAACTTATATGGGATAATTTTAACACTTTTTAACACTTCACACCTTAAAATAATTATAAAAACGCTTGCTTTATGTATTACAAATATAGTATATTTGTAATACATAAATAATTCAATCAGACCACAGTGGAATTTTAAAAACTTTAAAAACTATAACAATGAAAACATTAGACTACAACGAGGCAAGGCAAATGATTTACGAAATTGCAGCTCACGCAACAATTTTTGTAAGCGTACAAGGCGAGTACGAAATGGAAGAGAAAACTATTCTCGGAAATGCAACGGTTTTTAATCCTGATGGAAGTCAGGTTGGCTCGAGTAAAAATGAATGGATAGCCGACAGGGTAATGGAAATCGTTAAGCGCAATGGGGGAGAGTTCAGAATTTATAGTAGCTATTTTAATTGGGCAACTGGAAGTTACAAGTTATCGTAATGAAAACAGTTAAATCAGTACGCTTGCCGCAATGGCTACTAAACGAGGTAGAGGATCGGTTAAAAACCGATCCCGCCTCTGATTTTACAACCCTAGTTGAAAATAGCCTAAGGTTGTATTTAATGGAAAATGACCCAGTAAGCAAAATGCTTACTAAGTGCGACAACCAACTATCGTATGTAATAGAACACCTTGAGGTCATTCGCGACCACGACGAGGAGAACTGGAGCGATAAGCTAAGCAATACGCTTAACCAGCTATACAAAGCCTCTGACGAACTTAGAAAAGCCCCGAATTTTATCGAGTGCGTTTTGCCTGACGACTTCCCCGACGAGGGAAACGAGAACTAAAAAGGTGCTGCAATTGCAGCACCTTTTTTTTGTCCTTTACGGTTTTGCTGCAACTTTTTAAACTTGCAGTAAATAATACGCCCAATGACATCTGTTGAAATTGTTTATAAACTTGCATCCCACAACAAAAAGTACGGCAACACCAAGGGTGTTTGCTGTATTACAGGAAAAGAAAGCGAAGGTATTTTAATATCAAAATGGATTAAAGACACCTTTACCGACATAGCCTCTCTTAAGCCAGGCACAATTGTTAGCAACGAAGCCCTTTTTTGCTTCGACGAATCGAGCGAAATTGTGCAGAAACAAACGGGCAAAGAAAAACCCCAGCGGTTTAGAACCTACTCTCACCTTGTTGAAAACAACACTTGGCACGCTTTAACCAAAGCCGATAAGCGATTAATGTTCGACATTATTGCCAATCGCAACCCACAGGTTGTTTGCCTCTCCGAAAGCGGTCAAAAACACCTACTCTTCAAAAACATTCCCGGATACTGGCAGCTAGAAGATAAACTTATGCTGCCAAACATTCCCCTTTTCAAACACATCCATAAAAATATGTGCGCCCTACTCGACCTTAAATTCTCGCAGGCAGAGATAATTAGCGGCAGCTATATAAATTACCGTATCGCCAAGTTTGGTTTAAGCGAATGGCAAACCCTAGAGAAAGAAATAAAACCCTACAGGGGTAATCAGATATTCAATTTTGCAGCATTTCTAATGTTTAACTCTAACAACAACAGCAATGAGTCATGAAATTTACACCAGCATAGTAGATAAACTGCTATGGCCACTATGGCGAGGCGTGGGCGAGGATTACAAAGAACGGTACCTTAAAAACATCTGGGATCAGTTCGAGAATAACATCCGATCCGCAGCCTACACCAATCGGCTACCCGTTTTTCTTAGCAAGATTAAGAACCTAATGAACATCGAGATTCAGGCGCAGTACAACAAGGATGTTGCAGAAATAATATCCTCTGGGCTTGATGAGCAAATTCTTACCCTGCTTCGCGATGAAACATCGTATCTGGCAGTGCTTACCCGATTAAAAAACCAAGAACGCAAAGAAAATCTAAATCTATGAGAACATACGTATTTGAGGGCGTTGTAACAGCCCTATCGAGCATCTGCCATAATGGTGGCGAAAAGAATGGAATAACCAGCCAGCTCCGTAGGGAGAAGTTTGTACAGCCTAACGGAAAAGCCAAGGAAGTCCCTGTAATATCGGGCAATGCCATTCGCGGTATCCTTCGCGACCGAGGAATGTTTAGTATGCTGCAACGCCTTGGGTATGGCGTGAACGAGGATAGTGGCGAGGTGAAGGGACTACCCCTTAATGCTTTCTATTTTCTATTTTCTGGAGGTGCACTTACCAGCACAGGCGAAGATGGTTTGAACGTGGACTTCTACAGAAAGATGAAGGATACAATTCCTCTCATAGGTCTATTTGGCGGAGCTGCTGGCAATAGCATTATGCCCGGTAAGATTAAGGTTGGCAAGCTTATTCCAATATGCAACGAAACGGCTCATTTAATACCCGAAAGGTTTTTGCCCGAAACCGTTGAAAGCATTTGGGAGTATTGCCAAACCGAGATGTACACCCGCCGCGACGATGCCAAGAACGACAAGCTCCGCCCAATGCTCCCGGCAAGCGAGCGTAAGCCTATTGGCAAATCCGAAGAGGATACTGCCGACAAGCCCGAAAAGCGAAAGCCACAACAAATGATGTATCACGCTGAAACCCTATCGGCTGGTACAAAATTCTACTGGAAGATAATTGCCGAGGATGTTACCGATATTGAATTTGAAGCTCTAATTATTACCCTACTAGAGTTTTCTCGCGCCCCATACATCGGTGGAAAATCGGCGGTGGGGCTTGGCGAAATTGCAATTAAAATGGATAAGTGGCTTGAGATTGATAGCCGTATTCATTTAGAGGGCAAGGAGGTTGATGTGCAGCTTGGTAAGAAGTATGAGCAGCATATTAAAAACAATGAGCAGCAGATTAGAGATTTGTTGGAGGCGATGAAATGAATAAGCTCGAACAGCAACTCCGAGCAGGGTTAGTTTACTCCAAAACCCAACAATACAAGAATAGGTTGAGAATTACAATCCAATCGCTTAACCGGTTCTTTGAGTTGACCGAAAACCCTTATTTAGCCTTATCGTTTGGTAAGCAAAGTATTGTGTTGGCTCACATCATTTACCAAATTAGGCCAGAAACCCCAATGATTTTATTGCGATCGTGGGAAACATTTCTGCTTCACGATATGGAACGGGTGATTGAAGAGTTTATGCAAACGTCAAAAATTAACTTAAAAGTTAATTTCAAGGATAACGTTTCGTGGAACGATTGGAATTGGCAAACAACCAGAGATTACGGCCAAAATGATATACAGAAAATGGGCGATGAAGTTAATCCGGATTGGGATGGTGTGATAATGGGATTATCTAAAGACGAGAGCGTTGCCCGTAGAATTTCCTGCTCATCGAGCAATACCGACTGGAAAACCATATTTCAATACAAAGATGGTAGATACAGATGCACTCCAATTCAGTTTTGGCAATTGAACGATTTGGCGGCATATATATCTACAAACAGTATACCTCTACTCTCTGCTTACAGTAATGGGCTAGAAGTAAGAACCACGGCCAGAATTACTCGCAATTGTGCAGAAATGAATGGGTTGATTGATTTAAAACATAGAGACATATCTAGTTACAACCTAATTATTAAACGATTTCCTGAATTATCAACAAAAGGATGAAAAAATTTAGCCAACTCCGCATTCGTGCCTACCTGCAAACTGGCGTTGTTTCCGATCAGTTCCTTCCGCTCGATGGTGTTTTGTACTACCACCTAGTTCGTGAGCAAATGGGCGTACAGAACTACAGTAAGCCAAACGAAAGCAATATTCGTGAAGGGAAATGCATTACCCTGCCAATTAAAAAAACGGGCGAGCGGGATGATACCTGGTATTACTCCATATCGTTTGCCCAGTGGCCAGAGCATACCATCGAGGACACCCAAGCCTACGCCAAACGCTTCGACCTTAAATTTTCCGATCTTGTTAATTTCGGTAAACGGAAGGGCAAAATTGATGTGTCGCGAGGCACATATAAAAGCTACTGGATTAAAGAGTACTATCGCCACGCCCTTTACGTTGATTGGTATTGTGTTGGCAACAAGGATGACTTAGAGAATATGCTTCGCTTTTGTACGCATCTTGGCAAAAAAACATCGCAGGGTTGGGGTGCTGTGCTTCGCTGGGAGGTTATAGAGTGGCCCGAAGATTGGAGCAAGCGTGGCCCAGGCGATAAGCTGATGAGGGCAATGCCACACCCCAAGGGCCGATTTTTGTATGGTGTTCGCCCAAGCTACTGGAACCCCCGTCATATTCACCCTTGCATAATGCCCGAATAATGAAAGCGTGGAACGGCAAAGATGTGGTAACAGCCCTTTCGCTTCGTAATGAAAAAAGCGTTAGGGAGATTGCCAAAATACTTGGCAAAAACGAAAAGGCTGTGAGCGGATGGTTTTGCCGTCGTGGCTTTTACAAGCGCAGGCGATATGGCGAAACCGAGCAGTATATGATTGCCAACTTTGGGAGCAAGGCTAAAACATTTATTGCCGATAAATCGGAAAATGCTTTGAGAATAAAAAAAAGCAGGTTAAAATCCTGTCCTTTCTAAGCCCACTTCCGTGGGCTTTTTTTGTATCAAAATTCTAACGATGGAAATTTCAGGATTTAAGGCCATTGATCGGATGCGAAACCTAGCCAAGGTACCCAACGCCACCTTTGGCTTGGTATTCATTAAGTGCAACCTCACAAGGGGCAAGCACGGCGAGCTGCGCAAAATTGAACGCTGTCGCCTACGCCCAGCACGACCAAACGAGGAGGGCTTGGCTAACTCACAGGATCACTACCTATTCTTTACCGATACCGACACCGACGAGCCAAAGCAGTGCTGGAAAAAGCTTATCCGTCAGGTTTGTTTTCCCCCATCCAACGAATGGCTAAAAGTTAACTGGTTCTAATATGAGTACTCAAGTAAAAGTATCAAAGGGCAATCGTGGTTTTGCCATCAACCCCAAGGTTGGCGTTTTAACGTTCGAGGTTATGGGGGTCGAATCGAGAGAGGAACTCGTCTCAATCGACTACCAAAACCTTTACAGCCGATTTGCTAACGAGAAGGCCTGTTTGCAGCTGGGCGACCTGCAGGTTCCAATGTGGGGCGACCGCCACAACCTTTACCCACAGGAGGTGTTTGCTGTGGTATCGGAAAACAAGCTACTGCCCGAGGTTATTAAAAAGCAGGTGCGCTTCCTTTTTGGCAAAGGGCCAAGGCTATATAAAGAGATGGTACAGGGCGAGAACGATAAAAAACGCAGGGTGAGAGTGCCTGTAGAAGATGCTAACATACAGGCTTGGCTCGACTCGTGGGAAGAAAAGGGTTTCCCGCATCACTGGGAGTACCTTCGCAACATTATTAACGATTATTACCACGTTGAAACCTGCGTATCGAAGTACCATTTCACCCGTGCTCGACGTTTGGGCGAGGCTGGCTCAATACTAGCCCTCTCCTACGTGGGTAGCGACGAGGCTCGCTTGGCCGCCAAGGGCAACTTCCTAAACAAGCGCATCAAAAACTCCGACTGCCAATACGTTGTGGTGGGCGATTGGTTTAACATAAATGCTTACGAGTACGATGTGTACAACCGCTTTCAGCCAAACAATCCTTACAAGTTCCCTGTGGCTGTGGCTTTTAACTCCGATAAAACCTTTACCAAGTGGGTGTATGCCTACAACGATTGGTTTAAAGGGCTGTACGAGTGGATTAAAGCATCAAACCTTTCGCCACGTTACATCAACAGTTACCTCAAGCACGCACTCAATGCCCACGTTCACGTAATTATTCCTGGCACTTGGTATATGTCGCAAAAGCAAATTCTTGCTGATATTTGCCAAAACAACCTGATGGGCGATCCCGATACGCCAATCCAAACCGAGTACCGTGGCGTTAAGCTGGTTGACGACACTGGCAAGCCCTACCGATTTTACGAAACAATGATGGACGACCTTATCGCCGCCGAGTTGCGCCGTATAACCGAGCTAATGAGCGGCGAGGGCAAGAATCAAGGCAAGCTATACGCCACTACCAAGTGGGGCGAGGACGGATGGAAGTTCGAGGACTTCCCCGGCAAGTTCCAGGAGTATATGAAATCGGTTATCGACTACGACAAGCGAGCCGATCAGGTGATACTCGCTGGTAAGGGCATTTCATCATCCATTACCAATGTTGAGAACGATGGGGTGATATCCAAATCGGGATCCGATGTGTACTACAACTACCTTATATATGTGGCCACGCTCACGCTCGACGAGTACTTTATTACCAAGGAAATTAACCGAGCCATACATCTTAACTTCCCATACGCCAAGCAGCAGGGCATAAAGTTGGGCTTTTGGATTGATATCCCCGCCAAAATGGACGAGACCAGCGCAGCCGATAGGCTTAGCAATACCGCAACCGCCGATCCTAAAAAAACAGAGTAGCAATGATAACACTACCTTTTACCCGAGCAACCTTTGCCAGTGAGATGAAACCCAAAATATCGGGTGCAAACCTCACGCTGGAGTACGATAACCTCGAAAGCCCTCTATCCAAGGTAGCAATCGAAATGGGCGATTTATTGTCCCCTGCCCTTTACGGTAAAATCTGCGATAAAACCGCAGCCTCTGGCGATACAGCCGAAACGCTTAACAACGAGGCAATTGATTACCTACAGCGGGCAATGCTGCACTTCGCCATTTTCGAGCAAACCATCTACCTAATTACCCGCATCAGCAACGATGGTATTACGGTAAAGAAAAACGACGACGAAACCACCGTTTTTAAGTACCTACAGGACGAACTGAACGATAAGCTTATTGAGGATGCTTGGTTCTGGTTCAACCGTCTTGTAACGCTTATCGAGGGCAATGCCGATAAGTTTGCCGATTGGGCAGAAGCACCAAAAAAAAAGGAGCTGGCCACACTACCCATTACCGTTGCCGATTTTACCAAGTGGGTGGGCGTTTCGTCGCACTACTTTGTGCTGCAGGCTACGTGGATAATTCGAGAGGTATGGACAGAGTGCGTACTATCGCGCAGCAAGCAGCCGTCCAAAACCGACGACCTTGCCCGTGCCACCTGCTACGAGGTTATGGCTAGGGCAACCCGCCAACTGCCCTTCCACGCCCTACCCAAAACCATACGTTTTGAGGTGAATAACGAGATGAAGAAAACCAATGGCGATAAGTCCGAGGGGCACGTTCGCGAAACCATTGCCACTCACTTCACCGCCCGTGCCGATGCGTTTTGGAAATCGCTCGATATTAAAACGCAGGCCAACACAACATCCGATATTGCCTCGCAGGAGGCTTACAAGCCAAGTAAACTTACCGAAACCGATAGTTTTGCCTACTAATGAAGCGTATCGATCTAAATAAAGGCCATATCGATCTTCCCGAAACGTGGGACGAGCTAACTCACCCCCAGCGCAAGTTTGCGTTTAGGCAGTTGGCATTGCTATTTACCAACCAAATTACGCCGTTGCAGTTCCAATACGCTATGCTATGCAAGGTAACTGGCTTTAAGCCCAAGAGGCGCAGCCGTGCCGGCAGGCATTTGGTGTGGTTATTTTTTAGGCTATTCCGCAGCAACGATGCCTACTGGCGTTACCGCCGCAACTACCTCACAAGGCTTCGTAACGTGCAGTTTAACCTGTTCCGCCTAAGCGAGCAGTTTACCTTTGCCTTTACGGTGGATGCGCTTAAAATTATTCCCAAGTTCGAGTTTAGCAGCAACCCGTTTCCAAATCTGTTTAAGCACAAGCCCTTTTTTAACGTTGGGCTAACGGTGGAGACCAATATCACCGCTCGCCAGTTCTCAACCTGTTTAGATTTGGCCATAGCGCACCGCACAGTCGAGAGCGATACCGATAGGCTACACCTACTGCACAAGCTCATATCGGTTCTGTACCGCACCACCGAGATCCGTGCAGCCCAATTAAGCCCCGTGGTTAAGTTTGGCGTGTTGTGCTGGTTCAGCAGTATAGTTTACTTCTGGAAAAATCACCCCGTTTTCGGCATTCTTTTCCCAAAGGATAAAACCGAGAATGATGACGATGAGAAGATTTCACTCGGTATGGCCGAAACCATTCTCTATCTACAGAAAGAGGGTTTTACCAACGCTGCCGATATGCCCTTGGACGATTTTTTTACAGCCCAAGTAAAAGCCCTAAAGGATAGCATTAACCAAGCCGTGGCATCGGGTGCAACTGTCGATAAAATTGCAGCCCAAACAGGCTTCCCTATATCAACCATTAACCGACTAGTGCGATGAACGATCAGGATTATATCATCAAAATATTTAAGTATTTTGCCCGCTTTGTGCCAACCGCCACCCTGCAGGATGCGCTCCGACAGCCCTCACATTCGGCTATCGAGGGCTACGATGCGCTTAAGGCCGAAATACTGCAACCCTCAGCACTTCAAATTGCCGATATCAATACCTACGTGTGCTCGGCTCATCCCGGCTTTGTATCCGACAGGATAAAGAATGCCCAGGGGCTTATCCTGTTTGTTGAGTACGGCGGCATAGGCTTTAACCCGGTTGGAGAGCGTGGTGTGAGTAAGAATCTGGGCATAACCGTAGCGCACGACTACAACCACACCAACAACGACAACCTTAACGAGGCGTTGCTAATGAACCGCTGCAACAATATACTAAACCACATACTGGCGCAAATTGAGGTCGATCAGCACCTAAACAACGGCTGCACGGTTATGGGCATGGCCAACTTCCCCGCCCAGTGCTCGCCCATAAACGCCGAGGAGTTCTTTGGCCGCTACGGATGGACCGCCACCCTAACCATTAACCAAACCTACCTTTAACCTGTCCTTTTGCTGCAGGGCTTAAGGAGATACTTTTAACCTGCGTTTAATCATAATTTCAAACCAAATTAAAAATTTACGCCTATGAAAACATTTTTGTTAATATCAGTGATGCTCCTAGCCTCACTATTTACCGAGGGGAGAACCGTCCCGGATGTGCACATCAGGGGAGTTGACATTGTTCAGCCTCAAGCCCTCGATGTGGTAACCATCCATCTGGTAGAGTTGGATAACGGTGTTCTGTTCGCCTACAATTTGGTGCTAACCGAAGCCGCCGAGCCAGCACCCGTTTACTTTGTAAAGGTGCCACGCACCCTAGAGGGCTACTCAGATGTTGTGAACCCGCCCCCGTTGGATGCTAATGGGAAAGAGACAGAGTTTAACAGATATAGAGATGTTTGGAAGTGGCCGCTAAATGGTGTAGCGATGCTTTCTAACCATAACAATTACAACTACGCACCCAGTTACCAACGCTTTTACTACTACTACTATAGTATGCAAGCCAATGTAACGCACCCCACCTCATTGAAAAGATACCCCAGCACCAAGGCGCGAATGTGCTAGGGTAGTTTTAGGTTAATAGGGCAAGCAACCCCGGCTGTAATGGCTGGGGTTGCTTTTTTAAAATCCTTTGCATACCTTTATGTAATTATTAACCTAAATTTTAACACTTATGAAAAGATTTATTTTTGTTTTTACCCTAATGCTTGCCTTCGCTTTTGCCGAGGCGCAAACCGTTAACGATGTTCCCATAAAGGATATAGATGTTGACTATATTCAAATAGTGGGTAGCTCATCTGGTTTTAGTAAAAAGGTTTCCATTGAGGTTGATTTTGGGCAGGAGAGCAGTTTTTTTGAATCAAGAACCAACCACGCCATTAAGGATGAAAATGGGAAAATGATTAAATTTAACTCAATGATTGATGCCCTAAATTTCTTTAGCCAAAATGGGTTCGATTTTGTACAGGCATACGCCTTTAGCGTAAGCAACCAAACGGTTTACCACTACCTTTTGCGTAAGCGAAAAGCCGAGTAACAAAACTTTTTTACAACATTTTTACTAAAAGCCTTGGTTTTTCCAAGGCTTTTGCATTATATTTGCCCTTAACAAACAATCGTAATACAATGACTACTAAAAATCTTACTTCACTAATTAAAGGGCGGGCGTGCTGGTGCAAGTCCAGTATTCCACACTTACTTTCGAGTTTGCGGTTGTTTGTCAGCGACCCGCCCCCTTATTATTTATATTATGACAAACAATCGCAATGGCAGCACCACTGCCCAAGCCAACAGGCCAACCGCCGAGCAGTTTAGGGCTCGCTTCGAGGAGTTCCGCAGCCAGTTCACGCTGGAGTACTTCGACAACACCTTCCTAAACATCATCCAGTACGCCGCCATTAGCGGCAAACCCACCAACGCCCAAATTGCCGACGGGCTACTTACCTACCGGGTAATCCGTAGCACGTTTATCGATTACGTGTACACCACCGAGCGGGGCAAGCACTCCGCCGAGGAAATTACCGAGGCCTTTGAGGATGTGATAAACTTCCTTGAGCACTCCTTTGAGGATACCATTGGTACCCTAATGGTGTACGCCGCCAGCACTCACGAGTTGGATGCACAGGCCTACGCTCAAATTATATCCCTTTACCACGCCGTTACCCAAGTATTTGCTCCCGTGGTACGTGCCCAGCGTTTTGCGCTGGCCGTGTAGGCACGCACTCAAGGCTTGACTCCAAGTCAAACCTTGAGTTGAGTAAATGTGTATATTTAACAAATGAAAACAACAACAACTGGGGTGCTCAGCCCCTTGGTTAAGAATAATTCAGTTGCTACCCTGGGCGTAGCAACTGATAATCAAATCTTATCATTTCAACTTTAAAAATAATTTTAATTATGGAGCAAATATTTAAGTACAACGATGTGCAAGTGCGCACAGTTTACGACGAAACAGGCGAGGCTTGGTTCGTAGGAATTGATGTTTGTAAAATTTTAGGCTATGCCGATTCTCACAGAAAAGTTAAATCGCTAGACGAGGACGAGTATAGGCTTGACCGCCTCACAGACGGTCAAGGTAAGCAAAAGGAGACCTTGACCGTATCAGAATCGGGCTTATATTCTTTAATTCTAACAAGCACAAAACCAGAGGCTAAAGCCTTTAAACGGTGGGTTACTCACGATGTACTCCCAAGCATTCGCCGTGGTGGACTTTACACTACTGATATGGTGAAAGCGAAACTTACACAATTACAGGAGGTTAATATTTCGAGAGCCGAAAAGAAAATTGAGTTCGAAAAGGCTAAAATACAGATGAAACAGTTAAAGCAGGAGATTGAAGACCTTGACCGACTGTTTTGGGAACTTTTTGGTACAGACCCCGCTCAACTTAAACTTTTTTCACCTGAACAAATGGATGCAATGAAGGAATTAAAGGAGGTGCAAAATGGATAATCTATCAATCCTACCAGAAGAGGAAAAGCCAAAAGCCCTTGCCGAAATGGATAAAAACGAGGTAATATTTGCCTGTGGCAAGTTGAGCCTACCCGCATCGCAGGTGGTGCGCATACTGCACGATAAGTTAACACCTGCCCAGCGTGGCGCACTGATACTGGCATTGGAGGATAAAGCCAGTCCAGAATTTCAACTCTACGCACAGGGGCAAGCCCAGGGCGATGCCGAAATTAAACTATCGCTACACGAAAACGCCGCATACGGCGATTCCGATGCCTACAAGAACCTAACCGCCGAGCAGCGCAAGAATGCCATTAACCAATCCATCCGCAAAAACTTTGGCATTGGCGAGAGTGATTAGTATTCCGGGCGCGACTTTAAGTCGCACTCGGAATAAACCCTAAACTTTGTCCTTTCTAAACCCGCTTCGGCGGGTTTTTTTTGTACCTAAAAGCAGGCAGTATGGGTTTTCTAGGTATAAAATTTCCCGAGGGGTTCACCCCACTTTCCGAAGTGGTTGGCAACGAGGTGCTAATGCTTTACAGCCCAGCCACAGGTAAAATACACCAAAGCGAGTTAGGGCTATTACCCTTTGGTATCGATGAGCAGGCCGTTATCGATTTGGTAAACACAAACACCAGTGTTAACGTGTACAACGCTGCACGGCTTGGTGGCCAGCTGCCTAGCTACTACGCTCCCGCATCATCGCTCACCAACTACTACACCAAAACCCAATCCGATGACCGATACTCGCAGCTAGGGCATACCCACACCTTTGCCAGCCTCACCAGCAAGCCCTCCACCCTAAGCGGGTTTGGTATTACCGATGCCTACAACCAGAGCTATATCAACAGCAACTTTATCAATATAAACCAAAAGGGCGTGGTCAACGGCGTGGCTACGCTCGATGGTGGAGCCAAGATTCCCATATCGCAGATACCCGATAGCGTGGTGGGGCAGGTGAGCTACGAGGGCACGTGGAATGCCAGCACCAACACCCCTTCGCTGCCCCCCGTACCAGCGGAAAAAGGGCACTACTACGTGGTGAGTGCAGCCGGTACGCAGTTTGGCATATCGTTCCAAACGGGCGACTGGATTATAAGCAACGGCTCGGTTTGGCAAAAGGTAGATAATACCGATGCCGTGATGACCGTATTTGGCCGCTTGGGCAACATTGTGGCCAACGCCACCGACTACAACGCCTTTTATCTACGGCACGATACCGCCAGCCAGAGCCTAACCAGCACCCAGCGCAGCAACGCCCGCACCAACTTAGATGTGTACAGCACCACCCAAATTACCGAAGCCCTAGCACTAAAAGTGAACAAGGCTGGGGATACGATGACAAATAAGCTAACCATTTCCAATAGCAATTACCTGTCGCATTTAGATTTGGTTAGGGGGAGTATTAAGTTTGAATTTGCCCCAAGCACGGCTAATGGTGGTGAGTTACGATTCCTTGCCACCAACGCCACGCAGTATATTTTTGATAAGAAGATGGCTGTGGGGGGATCAAACGTTGAGAGTGGGTATATGATTGATGTGAACGGCAATCTTATAGTACGAGGCAACATCATAGCCCAAGGTGAGATCACCGCCTACGCCACGGGCTCTTCGGGTAGCATGTGGGACGGCATGCCCGTAGCCACAGCCACAACATTAGGAGGTGTTATGGTGAGTCCGGGTAGTGGCTTGAAAATGGTGGGTTCACAGCTAGAGATTGATGGTGATACGTTTAACCTGAATAACTACTACACCAAGACCAACATCGACGCTTTCTTTGCTGGCACAACATCCAAAACAGGGTATAATAAGAGTAATTGGGATGCTGCATACTCTTGGGGTAATCATAATTCGGCAGGTTACTTAACCTCATTCACCGAGACTGACCCTACCGTACCCCCGCACGTGAAGGCCATCACAACAACCAACATATCCAACTGGAACACCGCCTACACCAACAACCTAAGGTGGAGCGGAACAGCAACTGGACTAGATGCCGTTGCGGGTAGAGCAAGCTTAGATGTTGCACAGAAGCAATCTAGCACAACTGACTCGGAAGCAGGCAAAGGATTGATAGTGGGTGCGTTTGGGTTGGGGACAACAGGCATTGTATCAACAGAAACTGATGTTATTGCTCCTTCATACAACATAGGGTTAGGTGCTTATCTTACACCTAATGGAGGATTAACAAATCTTCCTAGTGGTTGGGAACAAACAAGATATAATATTCTTTCATTTGGACAATCATCATATAAATCACAACTAATATTTAGAAATGATAGAATTGCATATTATGGATACGATAATACTTGGTATCAGCTCTACCACACCGGCAACCTCGTCAACCCGGTAACGGGTACGGGGACATCTGGTCAGATAAGCTACTGGGATGGTGTGGGTAGCCAGACGGGGAGTAGCAATCTGGTGTGGGATAATGCGTCAGGACTGCTCAGTTTACCAAATGGTACTAGTGGGAGAGGTGTAGCAATAAATAATATAGGCATCAGATTCGTATCCTCTCCTACTGGAGGGTGGACAATGGCTCTCAACTCCTACGATTCTTCCGGCACACTTATGAAACCGTTGGTCGGTGTATATGGGGGTGCCAATTCACATATCTACACATACATAGGGGGGAGCAGGTATAATGATGCTGCGATATATGCACATCCAGATAACAGAGTTTCCATCAACAAAACCTCAGTAACCTCTGGGTATATGCTGGATGTGAATGGGGCGATACGAGCAGCGGGCAACATCTACGCCACGGGCAACATCACCGGTGCGGGTGAGGTGACCGCCTACACCGCCTCCGATGCTAGGCTCAAGACCAACATCACCAGCCTTGCCCATATCAACGCCTTGGACATCATCAACGCCCTTAACCCCGTCACCTACACGTGGAACGACAGGGCGGTGAAACTCAACGGTAACAAGAACACCTCTACAATCAACTACGGGCTCATTGCGCAGGAGTTGGAGGCGATTGTGCCCGACCTCATAAGACCGATATACGGTGACTACAAGACCTACGACGACAGGGGCTTGATGACCTTGGTGATACAGGCGGTGAAGCAGTTGAAGGCGGGATGGGATGACTCAAAGAAAGAGGTGAACGAGTTGAAGGAGGAGTTAATGAGATTAAAAAATAAAAACTAAAGTATTTATAGATATGGCAGTATTACCAACAACAGACATAAGCACCACCTTGGTGAGGAACACCTTAGGTGCAGACAATAATGATGTGGGGTTATCATGTACTGATAGCGCTATTAATAGGTTTTCCAAGTATAAACCCATACTGAACACTGATCCCAATTACAATTTAGTGCTTAGCGGCAGTCCTGATGGTTCGTGGGGCTTAACTATTCCCACCTTAGCCCAGATGAACAGCAATGGTAACTGGACGTACGCTAAACCACTTTCATCTTACCCTAAAAGGTTAGGTGATTTCCGAAAGTACTATCACGAGGCTCCTATTGCCCTTATACAACAGGTAGGGAATAAGATAGACGTATCACCTTTCTTTGGCTTAAATTATGATGTAGGGTTCGCTATCGTACCATTCCCGTCGGGAATGGAAAATTACTGCTTAAATGTTAGCAACATAACACCATCTGGTGGTGATTATGTGCTTCTCGATAACTATTACCTTGGTGCTGCCCTATACAATACCTCGGGCGATTTGGTGGCTGAGTACTATGCTACCAAAAAAATTAAGTATTCGTCCGGACCATCTGCCGATATGGAGGGAGCATCCATCCCGCTAGTGAACCAATTGGGGGTACCCGATATTGAGGACGTACCAAAAGGTACATATACGCTTTGCCTATTCATTACCGACGCCAAGCCTATTAATCAAGTAGGGGAACCAACTGTTTATGGTAATTTTTGGCCTGTGTACTGGAACTCATCATACCCTAAGAATGTTCCGCTAGAGGTGTTTGGGTTAGAGGATGTATATGAGGCTTCAGTGCTTGGAATTAGACCCACAGGAGGGAGTTGGCTCAACAGCGATACCGATTGGAAGACTGGTACTATTTCCAAATCGGCTGTAGGGTTCTTATATAATTTTGATGTTAAAATCAGGCTAAGTAATGTCGCAGGTAGAGACACGTACATCCCCTACAATAAAATATACCTTTTTTGGAACAAACTAACCGACTGGAGCGGTTCCACCTCAGAGCAAAACAAGGTGTTAAGCACAAGTGCAAGTACTATATTCCTACAAAACAATGGGTATGTAGACTTAACGTTTAGTGGTGTTTTGATTGCTCCATCAACAAGGCCCTCGGATGATGATGTTGTTGATATGGATTACGGGCCAGCATTCAGTATATATTACGGCAATGGGGTGGATAAAGAGAAGTTTGATGGCACGAGTCAGGCAGTAACTTTAGAATACAACAACCTTTAATTAAAACCCAAACATTATGCAAGCATTAGTAATCGTAGCGATAGCCGTAACACTAGGTGTTCTGGTTATCTTCAGTCAGAAACACAGAGCCACCCGAAAGAGAACGGGCGGAGGTTCAACGTCCAACGACCGCAAGAAGCGGGATAAGGATGGTATGGCCAGCGAGTAACCCCAAGGCGGGGCATACCACCCCGCCCCTAAACCGAATTAACTAACCAAATAAAAACAGTAGAACAAATGAAAATCAAACTGAAAGACCTAATAAACGCATTCCCCGGCATTAGGGGATGCTACGACGTGTGCGAGTTTGCCCGGGTGGTGGATCTTATGCCCCACTACCGCGAGGTGAAGGATATTGTAACCCTGTACGACGAGCGTAAAAAAGCCCTTGAGGAGGAGTTGCAAAAAGGTGCCGATAAGGATGGCAACCTCACCGGCAAGCAGGTGAAGGAGCACAACGACAAGCTGGCCGCAATCCACAACGAGGAGATTGACCTCAAATCGCCACCCAAGTTCAAACCCGACGAGGCCAAAAAGGCTCTCGGCAAGGAACTTATTAACGGTAGCCAGTACGAGGCCATGGAGCCGTATTTTGTTGCTAAGGAGAGTAAAACCAAATCGCCCGAGGAGGGCAAATAGCCATGTGTATGAACGACAATTGCAACGCAGAACGCGACCTTAAGCTAATGGCTAAGGATATTGGCGAGATAAAATCGGCTCTGCTGGGCAATCCGTTCACCAATAACAAGGGGTTAATTCACACGGTGATAGATAACACCGAGGAGATACAGAAAATAAAGAAAGGGATAAACTACCGTTCAGGATTTTCCGCAGGCATTGGGGCGAGCATTGGCCTAGGGCTAGGATTACTTATTAAACATTTTTTTGGAGGATAACGCTATGCAACCAACCATATTTACCATAGCAGGGCACAATATGCGCAGCCAAGGGGCAATGGGCTACGATGGCATTAGCGAGCACACCCGCACCACCGATTTGCAGCGCATGGTAACACTTGGGCTAACTTCGGTTCAAAACCTGCAGGGCACGGCTATGACCATTGTAACCGATGCCGAGCAGAAAAGCAACGCAGCCGTGAGGGCACTTATTGAAAAGAGCCGAACGCCCCAAAGCCGAGGTATCGATATCCATTTCAATAACAACAACCCGGCTGCCACTGGTTGCGAGATAATAGTATCGCCCCATACCAGCGAGGCCAACAAGCGTAGAGCCATTTGGATGATAAACACCCTATCGAAAGCCCTAGGCCTACCCATACGCCGTAGGGATGCGAGCAGAGATTATATCTACCCAAACGAAACGTTTGTGGGCAGCCTACCCATTATTGAGCGCACCCCCATACCAATGATCCTGCTAGAGGTATGCTTTCTTAACCACACCGATTTGCCTAAGTACATTGGTAACGAGGATAAGGTGGCTGCCATTATCCGCCGTGGGCTGCTCACATCGTTTGCACAGCCCGGCAGCGAAAAAATGGAATTTGTGTATAGAGGAACATTTTACAAATCGTCCGAAAAAATTGTGTAACTATGAAAACGCTAAACATCAACATCACCCTAACCTACAGCAAACTCCTAGCCCTTCTAATATTCTTGGGCTCGTTTGCTATGGATTTTGCCAACGACAAGCAGGGTACAGTATTCATGTTTGCCCTACCATTCGTGGTATTTCTAATAACCGGCAAGCAGTTTTTCGATGCCAAAAAACCTACCACCAATGGCCAATAAAATACTATCGGTTGTTATTCTTGCTTTGCTGGCCGTGGCAGCCTACCTGTGGTTTGCCCCGCCCAAAATCCCTGCAGGCAAAGTGCTGGTAACCCAAGCCTACCTCGATAGCCTTGCCTACATTGCCAACCAACCACCCGAGATTATTGAGGATATCGACACCGTTTGGCTCAAACCCGATACGGTGTATATTGAGAAAAATCCGCCCACCCCAACCGACCAAGGCGAGCACTACGCCTACGCCGATAGCCTTAAAACACCTGAAGTGAGCATTTGGGTTTGGGATAAAATTAGCAAGTACGGCATTATTGAGGAGCGCAAATGGGCTTACCGCCTGCACGTGCCCTACCGCATAACCCAACGGAAAACCATTTACAGGCCAGTACCAATGCCATACCCAACGCCACCAAAGCCTATTAATCACCCCAAAATCCGTTACTACGGAATGGTAGGTTTTGGCACCCAGTTCACCGTGGATGGCGGAGTACTTTACAACGATAAGTTTATGGCCGGCGCGCAGGGTGGGAAGGATTTGGCCGTGGTAAAGGTGGGGTTGGTTTTTTAGTAGGATTTTTGTCCTTTCTGCCCCTATTCGGCCTTGCTACTTTCGGGCAAATAAATTGCCAAATGATAACCGAAAGTATAAGCAAGGCCGATTTTATTGTTCAGGTTCTCGACCGTGATGTAAAGAATATTTACATGGCGCAACGGCTTATTGCCGAGCAAAACATCTACGTATCGGGCAAGGATCTTAAATCATCAAAAGGTAATGGTAAACAGGTCTCGCAAAAAACTGGCCGTTTACTCCGCTCCCTTTCCGCAGCCGATTACGATGTTAGGTTTGAGAATGGCAAATTCAATGTAACATCCCAAATAGCACTCCACACCCGCTTTCTCGATATGAAAAAGTTTGGCAACCACCGCATTTACAATGCGCAGGTGTGGGGTATTCTGTATGGTACCACCCTACCCACAATCAAGTACAAGTACGGGCAGCGCATACACGATTTGGTTGGGCAAGCACTACAACGGGCACTTAAAGAGCAAGGATAATGTCAAAACTACGCGAAGATCAAATTAGCTGGGTTCTCAACCTCGATGCCAAGGGCGTACAGGGCGAGGTGCAGAAACTCTCCAACTCCATCCGTGGGCTAAAGGATGAGAACAAGTTTCTTAAAAACGAGATGCGAGATGCCACCAAGCAGATGAACGATGCCGAGAAAGAGATGAAAAAACTCGAGAAGGCCGGGCGCATGCACTCAAAAGCTTATCAAGAAGCCAGAGGAACCTACGAGGGAGCAAAGGACGAAATTGCTGGTTACACCACTCAAATAAACAAGAATAACACCGCCATTACCGAGAACCAAAAACGCCTCGATACCACCATTAAAACGATGCGCATTGAGGATATGACCATGGCGCAGCTTAAAAAACGGGCGGGCGAGCTACAGGGGCAGCTAAACCATACATCAATGGCTGCCGACCCCAAAAAGTACAAGGAGCTGCAAACCGAGCTAACCAAGGTACAAGGCCGAATGGGCGATGTAAAGAGTGCCAACCAAAGCCTTGGGCAGCAGCTTGGCAGCATACCAGGCCCCGCAGGCGCAGCCGTAAGAGGTTTGCAGGGTGTGGGGCAAGCAATGAAAGCCCTAATAATGAACCCAGTGGGCATTGTTATTATGGCCATTGTGGGTGCATTCCTTGCGCTAAAGAAAGCCCTTAATAGCTCCGAGGAGGCAATGTTTAAGTTCCAGCAGCTACTAGCTCCCATTGGTGCGCTGCTCGACTGGCTATTAAACCTTCTTCAAAAAGCCGTTATCGGCATAATCGATGGCATAACCAAGGCCATTAACTGGATAATGAAAATGGCTGAACGCTTGCCACTAGTGGGTAAATTTGTGCAAGAGCTAAATGAGAAGGCTGCCGTGGCCATTGAACTAGAAAAGGCAAAGCAGGAGTTGGAAAAAAGACGTAGAGCCTTTACCGTTAAGGATGCCGAAACAGAAAAACAGGTTGCCGAACTCCGCAATAAGGCCAAGCAAAAGGATATATACACCGAGCAGGAGCGGCTTAATATGATTGAGGAGGCCATAAAACTTGAGCGTGAACGTGCCGATGAGAAGATGGCAATTGCCGAGGAAAACTATAGAATAATGGCCGAGGAGGCTGCCCGGGCTGGGAATACAACTGAGACAGAAAGAATGCTTGCCGAGGCACAAGCCGAAAAGCACCGTGCCGAAACCGAGTTCTACCGAACCACTACCCGCCTTGCCAGCGAAAAGGCAACCCTAGTAGAGCAGATTGAGAAGGAACGGGAAGAGGCGCACAAAAAGCATATCGAAGCGCAGGAAAAGCGGGAGGAGGGTTGGCTACAAAATCAAAAACAGAGGTATAAGGAGATGCTTTTGGCTAACCAAATTTCCCGTGCCGATTACGATAAGGCCATGGAGCAGGCCGAAATGCAGAGCCTCGAGAACCGCCTACGCATAGCCGGGCTCGAGCCCGAAAAACGGGCACAAATTGAGCAGGAGTTGCTCGATATGCGCCTTGCTGCCAACGACCGAGCCGATAAGGCTAAACTCGATGCCCTTAAAAAGGAGCAGGAAAAACAGCAAAAGATACTTACCGAGTCGCACCAGTTTGCCCTTGAGCAGCTCCGCGAGCAGGAAACCGACAAGGCTCTACTGGCCGTAAAAACCGCAGCCATTGAGCAGGAGTTTGCGCAGAAAAGGCTCGAACTTGCACAAGCCTTTGGCCAAGCCCTACAGCAAACCGAGTTCCACAATGCCGAGCTACAGCAAGAAGCCATTGCCGAGAATACCGAGGCCATTGTGGCTGCCGACAATGAGGCCAACAGCGCAAGGCTGGCTGCAAAAAAAACCTTTGCCGAGCAGGCCGCTGCGCTCGAAGCCTCGCTACATATCGAAACGCTTGAGGAGCGACAAAACTGGGAACTGGCCACCCTCGAACGGCTACACCAAGCCGGGCTACTTTCGGAAGAGGCCTACCAACTAGCCTTAAAAGGTATTGAGGAGAAGTACAACGAGGAGCGTTTTAGGGCTCGACAAGAGTGGGGCTTAACCACCCTTGCCGAGGTGCACCAGCGCGAAATGGATATACTAAGGGAGCAGTACGCCGCCAAAATGCTATCCGAAGAGGAGTTTGAGCAGGCCAAACTCCAATTAAAAATAGGCTACGCACAGCAGTATGCCCAGCAGGCACAGCAGCTAGCGCAGGCAGGAGCCAACGCCCTAAACGCCATACAGGATGCCCAAATAGCCAAGGCAGGCGACGATGAGGCCAAGAAGCTGGAGATACAGAAAAAGTTTGCCGATGCTCAGTTCGCCATGCAGATAGCGCAAATAGGCTCAATGTATGCTATGGGAGTTATGGGTGCCTGGGCTGGATCGTCCGAGTTTGGGCCATTAGGAATTGCTATGGCCGCAGCACACACTGCACTACTTACCGCAACAAGTATAGCCCAAATAGCCGCCGCCAATGCCGAGAGGCAAAAAATAAAGTCGCTAAGTATTAGCGGATCATCATCGGGTGCAACCACACCAACAACCACACCAAAGGCACAGGCAAGTATGGTGCTAAACCAAGGGTTTGCCGAGGGTGGCTACACGGGTGCGGGAGGTAAGTACGAGGTGGCGGGTATGCTCCCCGATGGCCGACCATACCACCGTGGCGAGTATTTTGTAGCCCAGGAGGAGATGGCCCACCCCGAAGTAGTGCCGCTTGTTAGGCGTATTGAACAGGTAAGGCGCAGGCGCACCAGCAGCAATCCCCTACCCGATGGCTTTGCCGAGGGAGGTTACACAGACCAAGGCAACAATAATTTTGAGGGAGCAGTTGCCCAGCTCATTGGCATTTTAAACGATATGCGCCAAAAGCCGCTCAAGGCCGAGGTGAACTACTTTGAATTTAAGGAGGCCGAAAAAACCATTGAGGATTCACAAAAATACACCAACCTAGGATGACCACAATTTACGACATAGCGCAGGGGCTTTACTACGATTTGAGCGATACCATACCGCTTAGCCTCGAAAAATTTTCGCCATTCGAGTTCACCGTGGGCGAGATATCGCTACCCGTTAAATTCCCATTCACCAAGCGAAATACCAAGGCAATGGGCTTGCCCAACAACATCAATAGGCTGGCGCACCCAACCACCAGCAGGGATGTTCTGGTATCGCACGGATCGTTCCAGCGCAATGGGCAGCTCACCATATCAAAAGCCAAAGAGGGAGCCTACATTGAGGGAACCATAGTGTTTGCCAACTCGGTATTCTACCGCAAAGCGCACAACACCGCCATGGAAGATATATTTAACATTGAGCGTACCGACTACATCACCGCAGCAGGTTGGACAGAGTACTTTGCCAAGGTGATGACAGGCTACTCACGCGACGATTTTTTTGTATTCGAAGTGCTATGCAACGATGTGCTAACCAATAAAACGTATGGTAAACTAAACGAGGTTGAGCATTACGCACTAAATCCCGACAGGGTTGTAATGGGCAGGCTTAAGCACATCTTGCAAAGCGTAGTTGAAATAGAATACGATGGGGAGCCATTACAAGTAACCCTACTTTCCGGACACAACATTACCCCATTCCTAAAGCTATCTTTTGTGTTAACAAAGCTATTTGAGTATTTTGGCTACACCCTAAATCAAGATGCACTATTTGAAACCCCATTGTATCATAGTTTAACAGTGCTTAACAATACAGCCGATACCATTGTAAGCGGCAGATTAAACTACTCTATGCTGGTACCAACCTGCTCGGCTGCTGAATTTTTAAAAAGCGTTTCGGTGTTGTTAGGCTGTGGCTTTTCATTTTCTGGAAATATTGCCACAACCATTCTCAGTAACGATAAATATTCATCAACGCCACAAGGTCAAATATCCGATTTTACCAAGCACCTAAACTCAACACCAGAGGTTATATACAGAAACAAACAGGCCTTAGTACTAAATGCAAATTTGCTAAGTAAAGATTTATCGTACCGCATTCCGTATAGCCAAAATCCCAATATATACACATACCTCGATTTGGGGGCAAACTTTACCGACGAGCAGTATATACAGTTTAATTCTGATGATGGAATTAGGTACATAACGCTCCAGCAAGCAAGCGATTTAGCACGGATGAGATATGCATTAAACAATCAATTCCCTTGGCCAAGCGATTATGCCCACGATGGTATTGATTTATCTATAACCGACGCTATTGACTCCACAAATAGTTCGGTATGGATTAACTATTTAGATTCGGACGTAAAGTGGCATTACCAAAAAATAACAACGCTATTCGGTAAAACAGCAAGCAATACGCTAAAAATTGGCAACCACGCACAGGAACATTCTCTCTCATCTCAACATATTGTACTACCCGATATAACAGAAAATTTGCTCGAGGGGATCATTTATAACCCATTGCAGGATACCGAGATATTTCCAAAAACATTCATTGGAGATATAAGAAGATTAAACTCAAAACTTTCGGTAGAGGAAACCGATGGTGGCGATAAAAAGGAGTGCCCTATAATGTTTGCCTATTACAGAAAAGGGGTAGTACAACAGCCAGCACAAGACCCAGGAACTTATATTTACGCCGTTCATTTTTACGGATCGTCACACTCCAATGGCATTACCTACAACCCCACAACCGAGGCCAACGAGTATTTCGAGGCAAGCATAAACTTCGCTGGATGGAAAGGGGTTTACAACCGCTCGTACCAGCAACTTGCCCGGGTGCTATCCAAATCGCCTATAGAGGTAAAAGCCTCGCTAAACCTACCGCTACACGAACTCGACTATATCGAAAGCGGAAACCCTGTTCTAATACACGGCAATCTGCTGCTGCCCAAATCGCTAAAGTACACGCTCGAAAATAACAGGGCAAGGGTTACCGAGGCTGTTTTCAGAACGCTTCGCGACTACATATCGGAGGACGAAATTGACGAGCAAGCACTAAATCAGCAAATACTAAACCAGTAGCCAAATGAATATCATCGAATCACCATTTCCCTATGCTCACGTTGAGAATCCAATGATTGTTAAGCTGAGCAAATCAACCGCCGATCCGGTTGTGTTTTCAATAGTAATACTGGGTAAAACTATATACTACACATCTTATCCTAAGTACGACGAGACTAACGAATACTACGTTGTTGAGTTCGATTTGGCCAAGGTGTTTGCCCCCTATTTCGACGATAAAAGCCTTATGTTTATTGGCTACGATTTTACGCTCAATGCAGAGAATAGCCTTGTAGGCTACTCGGTGCGTGGTGGCATATCAAAACGCCAATTTATGCAGCTTAAGGCAATCGATTCGGAAATATTCTCGTACCGTTTTCTTAGCGCACAAAGGCAATATCTACTCACCACTCGCACGCAGGACGATACCATAAATATCCGCAGGGGCGAACTCCGGTATGTTTACTTTTTTCGCGATCCCAACAACGACATTACGTTCAGTGCCAGCGGCCTTACTCCCCAGCTATTTGCTGCCGACTCGTTTAACCTCGAGTGCTTTGATGTGGTACAGTGGATGGGTGCAACAACCGTAAATCAAATTACCATTACCAAGGCAACGCACACCACCACCATCAATATCATCGATTCCGAGGTTGATAATAAAACCCTGTTGATGTTCAGAAACTCGCTGGGCGTTTTTGAGCACATAGAGCTAACCGGGAAGGGCGCAACTGACCCCAATATCCAAACCGAGGAGTACGGTCAGTACAACGAGGATTATGGCGATTTTAGCCAGCTAAACAGGCGAGGTATATCTAAAGAGTTTATCGAAGCCGAAAGCGGCTACAAAAACTTCGATGAGTTGAACTTTATGAAAGATTTGCTGATGTCGGACGAAATTTACCTTATTACAGGCAACGAGGAGTTACCCTGCAGGGTTAGCACAAGTAATTTCAAAATACCCTTAACCATAAATACCCCACAGAGCGTATCGCTGCGCATAAGCCTAGCCGATCAGGAACGAAACTACACCGACATTAAACCTGTGCAACTTGGCCCAGTGCCACCAATTATTGGCGATGGTGATATACTGCTTACCCCATCGGGCTCGGCCATATTTGCTTACATAACCGTTTAAAGAATTCCATCGTGATTCTTTATCAAATCGTTGGCTTTCTCTAAATCGTGGGGCGTGTAGGTGTCGGTCATTAGCACCGTGGCGTGGCGAGCCTGATCGCGAACCGTAATGCTGTCGTACTTGCGCAGCATATTGGTTATGCCAGTATCCTTTAGTGAGTAGAACTTATAGGAAGTAGGAAATTTCAAAGTCTTACGCACGTAGTGGTGCCAGTAGTCGCGAAACTGCTTCTCCGACTTCATCTTTGCGCCCGGCATAAACCTATCGGAAAACAGGAAGTAATCCGATGGGGTATTAAACACGCCCAATTCAACCATTAAATGTATAACCTTGGCGGGGAGTGTAACCACCCCCGTTTTGGCATTCTTTGAGTTTTCTGCAGGTATAATTATGGTTTGATTCTTTAGCGATATATGCTTTAGCTGAATTTTCGACATCTCCTTTGGCCGAATAAAGCAGTAGTGAAGCACGTAGCAAGCCAACAAGTAGTGCTTATTGGTGTGGCTCAAATACTCGTTTAGCCTAGTAATATCGGTTTTATCTATAACCGTGCGCTCCTTTTTTCTAATACGCTTACCCAGCACATTCAACCCCTCGGTAGGCTTTACGCTTAAGTATTGGAATTGCACCAGGAATGAGCTGAACAGCCGCATAAAGGCAAGGTAATTATCACGGGTTTGCGCCGAGAGGTTTCGCTCAATGTACACGTGCTCAAGCATCCTCAAAATAAAGCCCCTATCGAACTGATATATATAGGTAGCCGGGATGCGTTGTTTAGCGTTCCACTCCTCAATATTTTTGATGTATGATATGTACGATTTGTAGGTATCTTCCCGGTAAACGCCATCATTGTACATTTTAGTAATGTACCTTTTGTAATGGTCGCAAGCCTCGGTAAAGGTTTGGTAGGCGTTCTGGTTCTCAGCTTCAATAAACGGGTTCCACCCCATATCCAACTTATCCATCAATCGCTTAATTAGCCCATCGGCATACCTACGCCTATCGCCTATCTTGCTAATGTGGTTAACCTTAATACGTTTCCTACGCATCTTACCCAGCACTGGATCAAACGCATAGAAACCAATATACCACTCTTTGCCTGTGTGAAGCTTGGGGTAGGTGTAGGAAATAACCTCTTTTAGCCCGCTCGATTTTTTACTGGAAGGATACAGCATTTTTTTTTACGCCTCCAAATTTTTCATTTGAAGGTGCAAAAAGATTCAACTGCCATTTATTTTTCGTGTTCCGTAACTGTCCCGTTACGGTTTACCGACAAAGGTTTATTTAATTGTATTACAATTACTTAAATTCTATTTTGTCGGGGTGGCAGGATTCTTTCCACACCATTTTAAACCATTAACAAACTCATTATCAATACCCATAACTTACCCATTTTAGGTAATTTTGTCCCGTATCCGTCCCGGGGAATTGTGCCGCCAAGCCCTTTAAACCTTGTCAATCTCATCGGCCAACTTCTTTAAAATCTTACTCAAATCCGACTTTTTAAGTGGACGATCGCCATAGTTAAAAGTAGGCTCTTCAACCACATCTTGGGGTTTGGCTTTGGGTAGTTTCATTTCACCCTCACCAAACAATAGCCAATTTGGGTTATAAACTGGGTAAATTTTAAACAGCCTTACAACCGAGTCAACAGCAGGAGAGGCTTTCCCTTTTATCCAATTATAATAACTCGACTTACTAACTGAAATAGAGTTACAGAAAGGAATAACACCTATTCCAATATCTTCGACAATTTTTAAAATCCTGTACCTAAGTTCATTATCATCCATAACCATAATTTTATTGTTTTTTTTAAAAAATATTTATCCAATTACTTGGATATTAATTCCAATATGTTTTACTTTGCTTGTACTTTTACGGCACTAATATAGTACATATATTATACCAAAGTCAAATAAACTGGATTATGAAAGAAGTTTTGAAAGAAATTAGGAAGTATCTCTCTAAAGAAGAGAGGGAGAAAATTGCCCAAGAACTGGGTTACAGCAAACACACGGTTGAATCAGTAGCGTATGGCAAAAAATGGAATCTCCAAATTTTTACTAGGCTAAAAGAGGATGCCAAAAAGAACGCCGAAAAATTGCTAAAACCCATTGAAAATCCCAAAACAAGACAGCAATGACCCCCGCCGAGGCTAATGTATGGCTGCGCAAGGTGGTACGGCAGCGTAAGAGGCTGCTTCGTACCAGAGACAGCAAATTAAACCTGATGCGGTGCGCCAAAATAGTAGATGAGCTAACGCTATTACTCGGTGCTTACGGATACAAAGGCAAAGAGATATTTGGACTCATCTACCGCAAGCGAGACAATATCCGTTACATTATCCCTGGCAATAGGGCTGAAGACAGAAACCTAAAAATCCTCGATCAGTGCATCAGGGAGGCTATTAACCAAAGTGCCTAAAAAAGCAATTCTCTATGATTCCACAAGAAATTATTGATAAAATATCTGACCTTCCTATACTTGATGTGGCCAATAAGTTGGGTATATCACAAAAAAAGGCGGGTGTAAACTATGTTTGCCATTGCCCGGCGCACAACGAGAAAACCCCAAGTTTTACTATATCTCCTGCAAAAAATCTTTGTAAGTGTTTTGGCTGCGGGGTGGGTGGTGGTCCCGTTCAGCTAGTAATGCTTCAGGAAAAATTGGAGTGGCTTGATGCCGTAAAATGGCTGGCCAAAAACTTTAACATTAGCATACCCAAAAGGGAATTAACTGCCGAGGAGAAACAGCAATACTCCGACCGTGAACAGATAATGGTTACCAATCAGGCTGTTTTGAAATACTTTACATCCAACGTTAAAGGCGAGGCACTTAAATATATATCCAAACGATGGGACAACAATTCCATAAAACAATGGGGTATTGGCTATGCACCAGACGATTGGCAAGGGCTTGAAAATTGGGCGAAAAAAAACGGCATCACAAAAGAGGCCTTAATAAAAGCCAATCTACTAACCGAGAGTAAAGGCAGAACTTTCGACTTTTTCCGCCATCGAGTTATTTTTCCTATACATAATAGGTATGGCCGAATAGTAGGTTTTTCAGGTCGATATATAGGCGATGATCTAAAACAACCAAAATACCTTAATACTCCCGAAAACCCAGCATACAATAAGAGTGAGGTGCTTTACGGTATTTTCCTTGCCCAAAACGAAATTAAGAAACAGGATAACGCCTTTTTAGTGGAAGGCAACCCCGATGTTATAAAAATGCATCAGGTGGGTGCTGAGAATACGGTTGCCGTTGGAGGTACTTCACTAACCGACCAACATCTACAAGAGGTTAAAAGGCATACATCCAACATTACATTTGTGCTCGAAACCGACAATGCAGGAATCAAGGCTGTTATTAAGAATGCTTTTGCGGCCATTAAACAAGGGTTCTTTGTTTCGGTTCTGGCTCTACCAGAGGATGGCGAAAAAAACGATCCCGATTCATATTTCGAGAGTAAACCTCAATTTTTAAGCTACTCAGCAGAGCACACAGAGAGTTTTATTGTTTGGTATGCTTACCGCATTTTATCAACTGAAACCAATCCGGGCAAAAGGAACAAAACGGTTCGCGATATATGCGAACTACTCGCCCACTTATCCGATGAATCAACCCTCGAAAATCATCTTGAGCACCTTAAAAAACTAGAATCCCCAAAATCTATATGGACAAAAGGGGTTAAGGCCGCCAAGGAGCGAAACCAAGAAAAGGAAATAGAGCAAAACGTTAAAAAATCATCCGACAAGGATTCTTTCGATAAGTATGGATTTATTGAGCAGGGCAATACCATACTATTCACAACCAAAAATGGGCTTTCGAGAGCAGCAAATTTTACTTTAAAACCACTTTTCCACGTAGCCAGCATAACCAACAGCAAAAGGCTTTACCTAATGAAAAATGAGAATGGCTATGAGCAAATTGTTGAGCTGAATCAAGAAGATCTTATAGCCCTAAGCAAATTCAGAAAGGCTGTTGAGAGCCGTGGCAATTTTATTTGGGAGGCTGGCGAAACCGAACTAATACGTTACAAACGCTACCTATACGAACAAACCGACACCTGTTTCGAAATTACCCAACTTGGCTGGCAAAAAGATGGGTTTTGGGCGTGGGGTAACGGCATATTCAACGGCGAATTTAGGAAAACCGATGGCTTCGGAATCGTTTCGCATAATAACATTAACTGGTATCTACCTGCATTTAGCAAGATTTGGGAGGGTGAAAAGGATCAGTTTCAATTTGAGAGAAACTTTGTTTACCGAACCGATGGCTCTATATCGCTATACGATTATGCAAATTTATTTCAAAAAGTATATGGTAGTAACGGGATAGTAGGTCTATGCTACTTATTCTCGGCTCTTTTTAGAGATATAATAGTAAAAACAACCCACAATTTTCCACTTTTAAATATGTTTGGGCCTAAAGGTGCGGGAAAATCCGAGATGGGTATCAGCCTTATGAGTTTTTTTGCTCGCCGAAACAAAGCACCTAACCTTAACAACTCTACCGTACCAGCAATTAACGATGCCATTAGCCAAAGTTGCAATGCGCTGGTGCACCTCGATGAGTATAAAAACGACCTCGATTTCACAAAAATTGAACTTCTCAAAGGTATATACGACGGAACAGGACGCACCAGAATGAATATGGATCGCGATAAGAAGCGAGAAACAACAGCCGTTGATTCGGGGGTAATGGTTTCTGGTCAGGAAATGCCAACCGTAGATATTGCGCTTTTCTCAAGGCTAATTTTCATTGCTTTTCATAAAACTGTTTACAACCAGGAAGAAAAAAAGAATTTCGAAACCCTAAAAGAGTACGACGAGGTTGGATTATCGCATTTAACACACGAAATACTTGCAAATAGAGACGTTGTTAAAAAAAATTGGCTCGATAATTATAATGAAACAAGCCGTGTTTTTCAAGAGAAATTGCAAGGCAAACTAATTGAGGATAGAATATTTCGCAATTGGATTATACTGGCCACCACGTTTAAAACATTAGAGAATAAGTTGAAATTGCCTTTTAATTATGCCGATGTTGAAAATATATGCATCAACGGTATTGTTACTCAAAACTACCAAACAGCCAGCAGTAACGAGTTAAGCAATTTTTGGACTACAATTGATGTGGTGGTTAGTAATGGTATGCTTCGTTGGAATGTCGATTTTGTGGTACGCCACACCACCAAGTTGAACACCGATAAAGTAAACTCGCACTGGCCAGAAGGCAAATTAATACTATTTATTAACCACACGCTGGCACTCGACTACTACGTGAAGCATTGTAAATCGAAAGTGCTGCCTAAAGAAACTATGCTCTACTACCTAAAAAACTCTAGGGAGTATTTAGGAGCAAAAGCAAAGCACAAGTTCTACAAGTGGAATCACGACATAAAAGGATTCGTAATTAAAACTGATGGCAGTAAACAGCCAAAAGTTACCAATGTGCTATGTTTCGAATACTCACCACTCGGGTTAAATATTCACGAAGCCAATCCATATACCGAGGACGATTCTGATATTAACGATAACGAAACGCCTATTATTAAGGACGATCAGCAGGTTTTACCACTTAATTCAAAGCCAATTAAAGATGATAAAGACGAACTACCTTTTTAAGTTGAAAATTTTCAGGGGAAAAACTATGCTACCTTATGCTACCTTATGCTACTTTGTTAATAATAAAAGAGTTATGAAAACAATAAATACAATATATCAACTACTATTTTTCTACCTTTTTGCTACCTCAGTAAAGTTCTACCTTTTTACTTCTTTTTCTACCTTTTTAGGCTTAGGTAGAAAAATTAAAACGCTGATAATCACCGAAGGTAGCATAAGGTAGCAAAGGTAGCAAGGTAAATCTGTGCTATTTGAAAAAGTTTTTTTATGACATCAATCTCCGACAAACTCGACCTACTAATAGCCCTTATGGACCAGCAGCCAGAGGGTGAGTTTGTGCCCATCGATAGGCTTTCGAGGAATAGTGAGGAGTTTATCGAGGCCATTAAATACCTAATCGATTTTGAGGATAAGCCATACGAATTTAACGCTAACTACACTAAAATCAGACGCTATGAAACTTACCGCTAACACCGCCCTAACTCCGTGCGCCAAAATTGTCGAGGATCTATCGCCCAACGGGTACCTGCTCGATATCTGCGGCCAGCACTACCGGGCTTACGACACCGACGATGATATTTTCCTAGCCCTAACCCTATCCATTGGTTGGAAAAAGCACGAGGTAACCTTTGCCCGTATCAACAGCCTGCGCCACTGGCTGCAATTGGCCAGTAAGTACAACGCTCCATTTCTTAATAATTTACCCCTTACTATGGCTGATGCTAAAGATTACATCTTAAAAACCATTTGCCACATGTACCCCGTATCCGACGATCAGACCATTAACGCCAAGCGTGAAAAGAACATCGAGTTTCACACCGAGTTATTTTCAATCCGCTTTAATAACTACACCATAGGAGGCCAATAGTATGACACCAGAACAGCAAACCCAACACGCCAATCGCCTCGAGGGCAAAATAGCCCAGCTCGAAGCCCTTTGCGAAACGCTCCGCTTTAGTGCCAAAACAGGCAATAGCAAGGATATTATAAGCGTATGTGAGCGAATGGTTTACATATTGGTTGATATCTCAGAAAAAGAGAACATCAAACCAATAGATCCAACTATATCTGCTGTGGTTACACTATTATCTCAGCAACCCAATGGCTAATCACGAGGTAAATATCACCTGCCGGAACTGCAGCACCGAGTTCGATGCCCGGCTACACGGCACCCAGTGCCCAAAATGCAGCGCACAGTATATATTTAACCCTAATAAACCCAAAGTTATGAGTAAAGAGAAAGAGTTATTTCACATCAGCGATGCTTGCCTAATGGATTATGGCTTTTCCCTTGAGGAAATATGGGATAAAAATTCCCCTGAGGATAAGCACTACTCTACACACGTAAAAACATACTTTAAGCATATCGACGAGGATATGAAAATAGAGGTTGTTTTTGGCTATAGCGTAGCCCCTTGCGGATTAGAGGAGTTAAAGGATAGTAATTGCTATTTGGTGGTAGGCGATATATGGAAACCACTAAAATACACCTCTATTTGGCAATTGAAAGATCTATTTATTTCAATTAAACAATCATTAAAGGAGGTAGCCTAATGGTACAATCAATAATTCAAATGGTGGGCATAATAGCCCTAATACTAGCCCTAATTATTTGGGTGGCCTACAACATTGTAAAGCGCATTAAGCCCACCGCCATTAGCCTCAATAGCGATGGCTGGATACTAATGCACCCCCAAAAAGCCCCCGTGGCATTCCGTAACGCCCCCGATGCCAACCACTACGCCCAGCGCACCCGTCGTGCGGGTATATTTTGGGATGTTTACGCCATACACCAGGGCAAAATAGTGTACTGGGGTAATACCCAAAACGGATTTAAACGACCATTTTCCTAATACCACGAAAAAGGTTCTTTAGAAACACATTAATAACCAGCGTGGTATAAATAAGCCACAACGGCTTGGGGTATTGCCCGAAGCAGGATTGGAACGACATTTTGTCGAACCTAGAAACGTTGATTTGAAATTATTACTAACCTTACCAGTATGTCCGCTTGGGGTTATAACCCTTATTGGTAACTGGCTTAACTTAATCGAAATGAAAATAACGATTGACCTTTCTGAAATGAAAATTAAGCGACTAATTCAAGTTAGGCAAGAATTGAACACGCTTAAAAGTGTAGAAACATCTATCGAACAAATTATGAACGCTGAAATAGAATTAAGCGATTATGATGAAACAATTTACAATAAAATTAATCAACTCGAAACTGAATTAGTTGATTTAAAATGTGAACTTGATATTCCAGATTCTGAATGGAACGAGGATGAATCTTAAGTTTGTTGCCAACGTTACGGCTGGGGGTTGGGCTAGTAAGCCCTGCAAAAACTTTCGAGATACCCCTAACCGATTACGGGCTTATTAGCTTAACCCCGTGTTACCGCCAGTTTTTTTTAACTAAATTAATAAAATAATGAAAGTAATAGTAGCATATTCGGGTGGAAAAGATAGTCAAGCATCTTTACTTTGGGCGATAGAGAAATATGGAAGGATAAACGTTGAAAGCGTTTTTTGCGATACAGGTTGGGAAAATCCAATCACATATCAACACATCATTGATACGGTTGCAGAATTAGGCATTAAGCACACAACCGTAAGGAGTAAGCGATTTAACGGAATGATTGATTTAGCAGAAAAGAAAAAACGCTTTCCAAGTTCACAAGCTAGGTTCTGTACTTCTGAATTGAAATCAATTCCTTTTATAGATTATGTTTTGGAGCAAAAAGAACATTTAATAATTGTACAAGGCATAAGAGCTGGCGAGAGCCACAATAGGGCGCAAATGAGCCAGCAATGTAGATATTTTAAGTATTACTTTGAGCCGTACAACGATAAAGGCAAAAAGCATACATACAGAAAAAAAGATATTATAAAGTGGTGCGAAAAGTACACGGATGATATAATAAGACCTGTATTTGATTGGACTGGACAACAAGTAATAGATTACATAATTGAAAAGGGGCAACAACCAAACCCACTTTATAAGCAAGGATTTAAAAGAGTTGGATGCTTCCCCTGCATTATGAGTGGTCATAAAGAGGTTTATGAAATACTTAAAAGATACCCAGAGCGATTTGAAGAAATATTGGAACACGAAAAACGCATAGGCTCTTCATTTTTTAAGATTGATTTTGTACCCTATTATGCTCGAAGTGGCATTTGTTATAGAACCTCTATAAAGTTTACAACTGGTGAAGATGTGAAACGATATTTACAGCGCAAAAATCAAACACTAGATTTATTTGCTGATGATAGCCCTATATCCTGTTCGAGTTATTATCACCTATGCGAATAACCGTCTTAAAATTGGCGGTAACGTTTGGTGTATGAAGCGTTGCGATTTTGAAATAATTAACTATCAAAATATTACAGACATGAATGAAAGAAATAAACTTACAAACTGGCAGAAACTAAGCAATGCTTTATTACGCATTGTTACCAACCGTATTTTTGTGGGGTTGGTGTTGAATATAGTTTACTTCATTGGAATTATTGGTACATACTTTACATGGTGTGTTGAAGGTAATGCTACCGATTGGGCGTGGTGGGTTAAATTGATAATATTTGCAATACTTATAAATGTGCATAGAGATATTTACAAGCTGATTACTAAATATGGTTGGTAACGGCTGAGGGTTGGGCTAGTAAGCCCTGCAAGAACTTTCGAGATACCCTAGCAGCCAACGGGCTTATTAGCTTAACCCCTTGTTACCGCTCGTTTTTATTTAGAATTAAAATAAATAACACCATTGTGTGAAAATAATTGTTAAAATACTTGCTTCGTTAACACATTTGTGTTATCTTTACATCATAATAATAACACAAAAACTTACAACGATGAAAGCGCAATTTGAACTCAAGACATGGTTAAGCGAAAATAGAGAAATAGTTATTGAAAAGCATAATGAGTTAACTAAAGAGCAATTTTATAACGGTATTACCCTTAAAGATTTTATGCTTCAAATAATGCACATTATGAATATGAATAGAATTAAAAGTGCAAAAACAGCAGAAAAAAACCTACCTTTTTTAATGGGGCAAGTTTACTTCAAAAATTCAACAATTGATAGCCCAGATATGAGGCAAGAAGCATTAAAAGCAAAATATGAAGGCACTGCTTATATGGCATTAATTTAATAATACTTAAAATAATACTTAAAATAATACTCCAATGAAAACTTACAACTATTTTTATGACAAGCAGCCAATAACTAAAGAGGAATTTGAAAAAAATGTTCCCAAAAATTGGCAAGATGAAGTAAACGAATTTGGGCAATACTCTTACGGGTATTATAGGGCAACAGAAATAGATGAAGAGCTATGAAACCAGAAGAGCTAATCAACTGGGGGGCGTGGAGTCGGCTACTGGCTGGCTCCCGCCAAACCGTTCGGAAGAATAGTATTCCGAAAAAGCATATTCCAATCACATCTGAGTTGATTAAGGCGATTCAAAGCGTGATTGATAAGATTGAACCTAAGGTCGATGCCGTTCGTCAAAATGAGCGGTAACGGTGACGGTATGAAATCGGTTGGGCTGCTATGCTCGAACCTGTCAAAATACCACAACGTTTAAAACGGGCTGAAACGCTCGAATAACCATGGATGCTCAACTGTTTTATACCGTGTGTTATGCAATCGGCTTTTTTTACTAAACTTTTAAAATACAATTATATGGGATTAAATATTTCTAAAGGCAATATGTACGAGTTTATCACTCACACATGGAACACAGTTAAAGGAGAATGCTTTCACGATTGTAGTTATTGCTATATGAAAAGATGGGGTAAACTAAACCCTGTTCGCTTTGATGTAAAAGAATTAAGAACTGATTTAGGAACTGGGAACTTTATATTTGTTGGTTCGAGTTGCGATATGTTTGCTGAAAATATACCTTCAGAATGGATTTTAAGAACACTTTTAAAATGCAGCGACTATCATAATAGTTACCTGTATCAAACGAAAAACCCCGCTAGAATAATTCCATTTATTGATGCATTACCGATATTCTCAAACCACTGTGTAACCATAGAAACAAACAGGAGTTACCCTGAAATTATGCGCAATTGCCCAAGTCCACGTCAAAGGGTAAATGATTTAATTGCATTAAACGAGGCAACGATAAACACTTGTTACATAACCATTGAACCATTAATGGATTTTGACTTGGAAGAGTTTTTAAATATGTTAGAATTGTGTGAACCAAAACAAGTAAACATTGGTGCTGATAGCGGGAAGAATAATTTACCTGAACCAACGAAGGATAAAGTTATTTCATTAATCGAGGGTTTAGAAAAGTTTACCACGATTCACAACAAATCGAATTTGCGACGACTTCTTGAAGCTGTTGCATAACGGCTGGTGGTATGAAATCGAAACCGACAACACCACAGCCAGAACAATGAGACTAAGCAACCAGAGGTTTTGTTTTATACCACTTGTTAGCCATCTGGTGCGGTCAAATAGTAATAAATTTAATTTGAAAACGAAATGGAAGCAAAAAATTTTAGAATAGGAAATATTGTTTATTACCACGGCACGAATGGACCTCGTAATAACATTAACAAATTGGATGCAGAGGATATTAAGCTAATGAGTGAGGATAGTAAATACCTTGCCTTACACGAAGAAATTGAACTAAGCGAAAAATTACTCATACGACTTGGATTTACAAAAAATGGAGTATTGTATGAAAACGGAAAATTTGCCATTAAAGAATGGAAAGTTGGACACCAGCAGCAATGGCAAGTATTTTGGGGAGATGGCCATTTGGGGCAATATAATGACATGAAGTTACATGAATTGCAGAATTTATTTTTTGCGCTTAATAAAACGGAACTTCATTTGAAACCTGAATGTAGCACTTGTGGCTAACACAAAGATTGGGCATTGGCGGCGTTCTTTGCCGCTTGTGCCCATCGGCTGTTATAAAGCCGTTTTTTTGCGCCCTTTGCAAAAATATGGCGTAGCGTGAGCCAACAAAGCCCTCGGTAGAGGGCTTTTTCGTTTACATATTTGCACCCTAAGTACACATTTATACACTTTTATTGCATAAAAATTGCTTAACAATTTACATTTAAGTAATTTAGCAAGGTGTAATTTGTTGGACTTTTTAAAATAACCACGCCCTATGGTTACAACCCGCATCCAAATTAAGCCTCACCTTAAGGAGTACTGCATTGGCAAGTACAATAGTCACGCCGATGGTCCCGTTCGCTTCCCCGATACCCTGGACCTGTACCACACCATCTACGATTTGCTCCGCAAACGCCCCATCGATGCACCACCAATCGACCGTGGCAACTTCGAGATCATTCTACCCGTTCGCTCCGCAGGCAAAAAGGTAGAGTACTACAACTACCTTGGCGAGCGCAGTGCAGCCATTATCGAAAAGAAAATTGAAACCATGATGTGGGCAGAGCTGCACGATCTGCTCGACGAGCAGAAGCATAGGTATGGTATTGAGTACCTCGAAACTATTTATCGGTTCATGTCTAAGTACACCATCAACTCAATTACCGAGGATGCCATGCTTAAAAATTATTACCGATGGAGAAATAATGTTAGGCAGAAAGGTAGGCGACGAAAATATAAGAAAAATGCAGCGTAAAAGTTGGGTGAGCAAGTGTAGCCATTTGTCCGATATTCCACAAATAACGCATTAAAATGCACTCAAAAAGTACCAATTACTATAAATCAAATAGTTATGAGTAAGGTAATTTGCAAATCAATCGAGGTGGTAAAGGCATCCGAAGTGTCGAGCATATCGGGCACCACAATCAACCTCAAGGCGGGTGTAGTGGTAACCACCATTCCCGCCCTTAAAATAACCTACAACCAGCGCACCGATCAGCCCAATGCGGGTGCGCTGCAAACCGAAACCGTAACCATCGAGGCCTACATTAGCGATGTAAGCAGCCTGCTCGATGCTACCGAACGCTACGTTTTGCGCCCCGCTACCGACGATGGAAAATTCATTGTAGGCTCAGTGGAGTTCCCTGCCCTTAAAACTTTTTCCGACGATAAGGTTAGGGCAACCATCACGTTTATAGCGCAAAAAGCCCTTTAATCTGTCGTTTGTTAACCCAGCACCCCTGCTTATCCTTGCGTAACCAATCCGGATAAGCACAATGTACACAGAACAATTCATAGCCGAAACCAGTGGAGGCATCCTTAGTATAAGAGAATCCGCTAGGCAAGATATTGAAGACTTTATTAATAAGGTACACAGCACCCCGCTTACCGCTACTCGCGAAGTACCTAAACTCTCACTTCTTGGTTCCAACCTGTCAGATGATAGCAACGACCCCTTCTCGCACTTCGAGGAGGGGAGCGTTGCTATAATCCCCCTAATTGGCCCTATGTTTAAGTATGGCACTTGGTGGAGTTATGGAGTGGACGAAATGGCTAACCTGTTGGAGCAGGCCGACAAGTCATCAAAAGTTATAGGAACAATACTCCTGGTAAATACCCCCGGCGGAGCAATACAATCGCTTTACCGAATGGAGGATGTGCTACGCAACCGAACCAAGCCCAACATAGCGTTGGTTGATGGTGGCTGCCACTCGTGCGGAATGTACGTGGCCGCTTTTTCCGATAAAATACTTGCCACAAACCGAATGTGCGAGGTGGGTAGCATTGGCGTTTACGCTACCCTGTACGACGATAAGGAGATGATGAAGAAATATGGCGTTAAGCGAATAGATATTTATCCACCCGAGAGTAAGCACAAGAACAAAACCTTTCGCGATGCGCTGGATGGTAAACCCCAGTCGTTTATCGACGAGCACCTATCGCCTTTCGCCCAGCACTTCCAAAATATAGTTAAAGCAAACCGCCCCAAGCTAAACCTCGAGGTAGAGGGAATACTTGAGGGTAAAGTTTTTTACGCATACGATGCCATCGCCCACGGCCTTATCGATGGCATTAGTAACCTTACTGGCGCAGTAGAGCTAGTGGCTAAGTTGGCCGACGAAAAACAATCTATTTATCAACCTTTTAAAAATTAAGCTATGATTAAAAAATGGAAAAAACGCCTTATGGCCATAGCCCAATCGCTTGGGCTTGTCGCAAAGTTTAAGGATGGTACCTTAACTGCCGACGAGCAAAAGCAGGTCTTTGCTGCCTATGAGGAGAAGTTCGGTATCGCCTTTGCTGAGGACAAAGCCCTTAACGAGGACGACGAACCCGAAGAAACGTTGCTATCGGCAGAGGAGCAGCAAGAACTTGCTGAGCTGTTTGCCGACACAACCGAAACCGAAACCAATGCCAACGAGGGTGGCGACACCCAAGGGGCAAATGGCGAAGGTACCAAAACCCAAACGCAGGCTCAAACCGACGTTCCCAAAACTCACAAAGAGGCTGTGAGAAAGCTCTCAACAGTGGCCGCAGGCCAGAAAAAAACAATTGAAACCCTCAAAAAAACACCCGAGGACGAAACCCCTATGAAGACAAACGCATCTGCTACCTCAAACAAAAAGGTTATTGCAATGGTGTTGGGCACTGCTCCACACACCGCATCGCATCTTTTTGGTATTGAAGATCCACTATTTGCCCGTGGCAAATGGTACAACGAGCTAATGGTTGCCCGTCGTGGGATGAGCGAAACCATTAAACCCAAGCAAAAGGAAGAGTTCCTTCAGGCATTTTCTCAGTTTGCCGAAACGGCAAAGGAAAGACTCGATTCATTAACCGCCAACAACCTGTTGGGGCATCTTGATTTTGAAAAGATGGCCGCTGGCGAAAGCCATATCGATTACTCCGACCTTTTGGGCACTGCAGGCGAGTATATCATTCGCCGTACCGACCTTATTTTTGCTTACATTCGCTCGCTCCCATCGGTTGGGCATATCTTCCCCGTTGTTTCCAACGTGCAGAATAAGGAGATTGCTCCCAATGCCGACTTTGGCGAACTATCGCAAGGGTATCGCTCTGGTCGTATCTTCAAAGGCAACGTTCGCTTTGCTGCCGAGGTTTACTCTGTAGTTGATGTGATGTTCAAGTACAAGTTCTCCGACTTGATTAAACTTGAAAAGCAGTACATCGGGTACCTAAACCGCGAGGGTTCCAATGTTATTAAGTGGACTTTCATTGAGTGGGTAATGGTTCACTTCGGTACCATCCTTCACAACGAGCAGCAGCGTAGGCGTGTTTCGGGCGTTCGTGTACCACAGCAAGATGTGGTTGCTAACCCAGCAAACCTTGCAGCCGATGGTGTTATCCGTGCTCTTGAGCGCACCGTTGAAGAGTACAAGGTGCTTCCTTACTCCGATTTGGGAGTGTACGACGAGGACTCTATACTTACCCTTATGGAGTCGTTTTGGGATAAGTTAACCCTCGATCTCGATTCAACCGAGGGGTATCGCATCCACGCCAACGCCAAGCACAAGCAGTGGTACATCCGTGCTTACCGTGCTGCATACGGAGCACAAACCGATTTCAAAGGAACTCGCACCGATGTAATCGATGCATCACCCGAGAATATCGTATGGGTACCAAATATGCCAATCAACTGCTACCTTGTTTGGGCAACCATTCCCGGTAACGTTGAGAACTATGAGGACAAGCCCGGCGAGATGACCAACTTCTACTTTGAGCGTGATTTTGAGGATATCCTCACCCTCTCCCGCTGGAAAGAAGGAGCTGGAGTTCTACGTGCAGGTGTTAAGTACAGCACCCTTGCTGCTCTTGTGGCTAGCAACCGTAAGCACCAGTGGATTTTTATGAACTACCCTGCATCGGAACTTACCCTCGCAGCAAGCATTAGCCTTTCGGCTAACATCCTTTTCGAGGTAACTGGCGATACTCCCGTAACCGAAATTACAGGTTACGATGTGGATAAAGTGTACAAATTAGTGGCAGGTGCTGATGGATTCACTCTTGATGCAACTTCAACAGTATTTGATTTGGACGCTGATATCGTGGCTCAGGAAGGCGATTGGGTGAAAATCTATGCCGAACTTGAGGACGTTATCGAAGTGGTTGATGGCGAAAACGTAACCATGACTAAACCTACTGGTAATTTCATCATCCTTGATCAGAAAATTACTGAGTAGTAAATATCTTATTTCTAAGGGGGCTTAGTTCCCCCTTAGTTTTTACAATCACTCTCATTCAACTATCAAAAAAAACAATGATATGTTAGTAAATCTTAAAGTAAACAACACACCCGCCACCAAGATTCCAACCACCAAGTTTAGGTTGTACTTGGCCGATATGGCCGATGTTGATGTTGAGAACTGGCCAACGCCAGCTGTTGCAACCATTAGCACCAATGTTCTTGCTGCCACTAAAACTTGGAAGTATGTCGATTGCAAAATCAACACGCTTAAACCAAATGCAGCCCCAGGCGAAAGCCCTCTCACTGGCAAGTTAACCATTGCTGCTCAACTCGACGGATTAGCCAAGGAAAACCTTGACTGGCTTTACAGTAATAACGGGCGCAGGGTAATTGCCGTTTGGGAACGCTGCTCCGATGGGCAAAAGTTCATTGGTGGTTCCCCTTGTTCAGGTGGAGTTGAAATTCGTATGGCCAGCATTGGCGATCTCGATGGTGGTACATCGGGGGTAGGTCTCACCCTTGAGGGTGGCGACTGCCCCGAGCCTATCTACTATTATGATGCTACAGGTGAAGATTTTCCTGTTGCTCCTGATGCTTAATCTTTAAAACCTACCGCAGATGAATGTTAAAAAGACAATCGCAGAGCGCACGGCTTTAAAGAACAAGTTGGCTAACCTTAAGGTATTTACTGCCGATGTTGCCCTGTTCCAAAAGTACTTCCCCGCATCAAGGCTTAACAACGACCTTCGCCGGGCGAATAAGTACAACGAGGATAGGCTACAAAAGCAGGTGCTTTATGCCCTACTCGAAAAGGTTGGCGAGGACGAGATCCACAGCAACCGTGCGCAGTATTCCAAGGAGTACGCTACTGAGCTAAAGGCTCAGAGAAAAGCCGAAAAGGAAGCTGTTAAAAAAGCCGAAGCAGCCAAGAAAGCAGCCGAAGCCGAAGCAGCTAAAAAAGCCGCTGAAGATGAGGAGGCCAAGAAAGCAGCCGAAGCCGAAGCAGCCAAAAAAGCCGCTGAAGATGAGGAGGCCAAGAAAGCAGCCGAAGCCGAAGCAGACAAGAAGGCTGCCGAAGCCGAAGAAGCCCAAGCGGATAAGGATGAAACACCCGAGGATAATGCCCCTGCAAACGAGGCACCAACCGAGGGCGAAACTCCCCAACCCACCGAGGATGAGGCTGAAACTCCAACCCCAACGCCCGAAGAGGCTAAGGCTACCGAGTCAAAAAAAAAGAGCGCAGGAGCAAGCAAGAAGAGTTCCCAAAAATAGCATGGGATAAAAACACCGATCCCGCTATTCAAACCTGCATTCTTTTATACGATGAGCGTGTAAACACTTTCCATAAAATGACTGCCCTAGATAGGCTGCTCGATGAGCAGCCTATTTTAGCAGAGGAGTATGTTAAACTCGATATTCGCAATCAGCAAGCCCACACCGAACTCCAAACCTTTAACGACACCCGTCGCTTTGCCAACGTTCACCCATTGGTAGTTGACAAAACCTTTAGGCAAACCCAAACCGATGAGCTAAGGGAACTAAAGCGCACCCAGCCTGAAAAGTTTATAAACGAGTTGGCTAATATTACCCAAAATATCCGCCGTATTAACAGCAACATCAAAAATAAAAAGTACAAAACGGATGAGGAGCTACAGGGTTGGAGCGAGAATTTAGCACGGGCAAAAATACGGCTCGAAATTGTTAAAAAAATACTCAACGAATAGGGGCAAAAGCCCCTATTTTTTACTCATAAACCATTGGAATTTAAGTAAATGATATTTAAAAAGCGTCTAATTATTTGACACTCAAACAGTGCAGTTTTATAAAAATAATTTTAAAAAAAGTGTGTGTGAGTTAATTCCGTTCCACTGAGAGAATTGAATGTAATGCAACGAT